AAAACGAAATTACAAACGTTTTTATTAAGAAATTGGTCCGCTGGAGAGTTGCTGAAACTTAAAACACCGTAGTTGATTTCTTTGTCAAACGTATCGAAAAAAGTATCGCCGTACATCGTTTTGATACAAATAAACGTATCTTTTTTACTCAATTCGAACCAATCTCCATACTTTTTTGACTTCGAAAAGCTCGATTTTATCACGCTTAAAAGATCCATTTTTTGCTCCGAAATGATGTATCCATCTAAAAAAAGAGGCTTATCGAGTGTTTTTTGTAGCTCAAAAGCTCGTCGCTTTAAATCCAAAGCCGAACCGATTTGAACGTTTTTCCCTTCTGGACCATTTCGAAAAAAGTAAACAGTCTCTAAATTTTCGCCCGATTCGAATAGTTTGACGCATTGAGCGATAATTTGGTCATCCAACATGACATTTTTTTTTGATTGTAAAAATTTGATAATATTCATCTCTATATTAGTTAGTTAGCCGCAAATATACGTAAAAATACGATAAATTATGTCGCTTAGACGCAAAACAGACATGACGAGATTTTGACAATGTGTAACTATCTGGCATAATGTGAGTTATAGTGACTATTTTATCTATTTATTACTTTCTTGTCGTTTTGTCGCTTTCTTTCCTAAAGAAAATAAAAAAAGTAAAAGAATAAATAATAAAAAGGAAATAAAGGAAATTTACAAGTGACAACCCGTCAACCCGACGAGATTCGCAATCCCTTTTTTTTTCGGTTCGAATTGGTTATCTTTATTTTTATGAATCGAAAAGGGTAATCGAATGAGCGCAGGAAGACCACTGAAAACAATAAACGACTTTCCGAAAGATTGGGAGGAGCGAATAATTGAACTATCGAACGAAGGTGCATCAATAACCGAAATCGCTTGTTACTTAGAAATCAGTAAAAATACTTTAAAGGCTTTAACCGATCGAGACGAAATATTTTTGACCGCCATAAAAAAATGCAAACAACTTTGCGAGACGTGGTGGGAGAAAAAAGGGCGAAAGAACATGGAGAATAAAGACTTTAACTCAACGCTTTGGTACATGAATATGAGAAACCGTTTCGGATGGGCTGACAAGCAAATAACCGAGAATAAAAACGAGTCGACATTGAACGTCACGGTTTCAAAAGATTTGGACTCAAAACTTGACGATTTGATTGAGGGCTAACAAAAAAGTCTGGTTACACATATGAAATTCACAAATGTTTTTCAAAAAATAGCGAACGGATTCAAAGGTAATCGGTTTATCATACAACAGGGAGGAAGTTCATCGAGCAAAACTTACTCAACCTTACAATTCCTTGTTGTTTGGGCGTTGAAATCAGAAAAAATAAAATTAGTTTCAATCGTTGCCGAGTCGATTCCGCATTTAAAAAGAGGAAGTTATCGGGATTTTTTAAAAATAATTATGGAGGCGGGATTGTATAAAGAAGCAGACCACAATAAATCTGATTTTTCGTATAAGCTGAAAAACTTCCATTTCGAGTTCTTCTCAGCTGACAACGACGCAAAACTGAGAGGGGCGCGTCGTGACGTTCTTTACATCAACGAGTGTAACAATATTACATACGACGCATTTACTCAATTGGAGATCAGGACCAGAGATAAAATATTTTTAGATTATAACCCTACAAGTTTTTTTTGGGCGAATAAAAAACTAATGCAAAGCCCTAATAAATACGCTTTTATCAAATCAACATACAGAGATAACGTTGACCACATAACTGGAGAGCCACTACTTGAGCAATCAATTATCGACGCGATCGAATCGAGGAAACCTGTTTATGATTTGGAAGGGAATTTAATATCAGGTGACGAGCAATTTTGGCAAGTTTACGGATTAGGGGAAACGGGATCTCTCGAGGGTGTTGTCTTCTCGAATTGGACAACTTGCGACTCAATGCCAGTTAATCCAAAATGGAGCGCTTACGGATTAGATTTCGGATTCACGAACGATCCGACGGCGATTATAAAAGTTTCTTATCAAGGCGGCGAATTATGGATGGAGGAGCTTTGTTTCGAGACTGGTTTGACAAATCCAGACATCGCGAACAAATTGAAATCGTTTGGTATTGGGTCACTGGATGATATTATCGCGGATTCTTCCGAGCCGAAATCAATCGCGGAGATTCGGCGCGCTGGATTCCGAGCAATACGCGGAGTGAAGAAAGGGCCTGATTCAATTAAAAACGGAATCGACATATTGAAGCGATACAGGATAAATATTCATAAAAAATCGGTTAATTTGATTGATGAGTTTTCGAATTATCAATGGATGAAAACGAAGGACGGCGAATATTTAAATAAGCCTATTGATAGCTACAACCACGGAATTGACTCCGCACGCTACTGTGTCATGGAGAAAATCGGGATGGACCGACAAGTTCGAAAAGGAATTAAAAGACGAGATTAATATGAGCGATTGGATTGATACAAAAATACTAAACGAAGACAACGACATCGATCAAGAGCGTACTTGGTGGACGCGGTTCTCTTTTAGACTGGAGGACATGGATTGGTTCGAGGAGAACGACTCAATCAGTTGTTATGTAAAATTACAAACAATGAAGTCGATTGTTGTCGTTCAAAAAACATACGATCAAATCCTTGTCGCTCGGAATAATAGTATTAACTTAGCAGGAATTAACAAAATAAGCCTAAACTAATAGCAAGAAGTTTGTTGTTTTTTCCTTGTGTTGTTTTTCGGAGAGGTTTGACTTTGGTCTTTCCTCTCTTTTTTTTAGATTTTTTTTATATCTTTACGATTATAACCGTTTTTGTTGATGAGCAGACGGACGGCAAAACAAAAATTTTATTAATCTTAAAACATATTACTATGTCTTTAAATTGTTTATGTCCGTTGCCAGCTGCATTGTCGGACATCCCAACGGATGACTGTCCAACTAACTTCGGACAAATTCAAAAAATTGCAATCCAACGAAAAGGATTAGGATTTGACGGCCTAGCCGGAAATGATATTTTATTGCTTGCCGACTGGCAGACAAGAACGGCGGCGATCGATGACACGAAAATCATTGTTTCTCCATTTGTTTATGAAGCAACGATAACAGCTGGAGAGGCGATCACAAACGGAGGAGGGGACAACTCAACTCTAAACGGTGAGACTGAACTTGTTGGTGTGAACGTATCGACATTCGAGGGAATGTTCAAAGAGTCGTCCGCCGAAGTAATAGCAGCTTTACAGGCGCTAAGATGCGAGAGAAATCTTGTTGTGTATTTATTTACGGAATTTAAAAAGATTATCGCTTTAGAAATTACCGATCCAGCTTATCAAGGAATCGGAGCAACTTCTTTCTTTGTTGGTGATAAATCGAATACTGGTTTTGCTTCGAAAGATTCGGCGGCGGTTACCTTCAATATTCCTTGTAATTGGTCAGCAAGCGCAAAGATATTGACTCCAACTGATTTCGATCCTTTAACTGATCTTTAATCGATGGCGATCAAGTCCATAAAATTAGAAAACAAAAACGGTCGTGTTCAGTCCTTCGGGGTTGAACATGGCCTTAATGTTTTGCGTTTGAAAAAAAGCGCTTGGAAATTACCTATTGATTCACAATTCGAACTTATTCAAAATGGCTTTAGAAAGAAACCAAGTCCAGGAACTATTGGAGAAGAAACCAAAAAAAAGCCTACTAGAAAGAGCAAGCGATCATGAATCGAGGTTGAAACTTCACTCCGAAACGAGCCTTTTAAAGCCGAACGGTAGTGTTGCTTATAGTGATTTAATGGGATGGGTTCAGTCCTATTTAACAAAAGACAAGTTTCGTCGATTCAATCAATTGTTGAGAACTCCGTTCGTATCTCTGGAAATTACTCAAGATATTTATACCGAATTGGCTCGAATCTTTGACGGACAAAACCCGTTTTATAATTACGAGTTTAAAAATCCTGACCTTTCACAAGACTTTCAAGAATACCTCAATACAGTAATAAAAGATAAATCCTTTTTTAGAACGAAGGGATTCGACGCGTTGAAATATGCGATCAATTCGGTCCTAGTTGTTGACCTTCCTCAAGAACAGGAGGGATCAAGGCCAGCTCCGTTTTATTACTTCATTGACGTTTCGACGGTTATCGATGTAAAAACAGATAGCAACGGGACAATTCAGTCGATCATATTTAAGAAAAACAAACATCAAATTTGTGTTTATGACTCCGAGTCGTATCGCGTTTTTAATGTTGAAGGGAATATTATTGTCGGAGAGGCGGTCGTTGATTCGGCTCACGATCTTGGATATTGTCCAGCTTCATTCTTTTGGGATAAGGATTTGAAGGAAGGAAACAACATCGAAAAGAAAAGTCCTTTGACGGATGTATTAGGGCGACTTGATAAGTATCTTGTTGAGGACACTTTCAAAGAATACGCGGATCTTTACAGTACTTTCCCGATCATAACCTCATACGAAGAAATATGTTCCTTCAAAGATTGTGACGGCGGATTTGTGAGTGAGAAGTTCTACGAAATGATTGGAGAGGAGAGAGTCGAGAACTCAAGGCAAACGAAATGTCCTGAATGTTCGGGTCGTGACGAATTGGGTCCTGGATCGATCTTTGAAGTTCCAGCACCACAAACGAGAGACGACGTTGATCTTGGATCAAATTCGGTGAATATTGTTTCTCCTGATACGAAATCGCTTGAATACATTCGAGCGAAGTTGATCGAATACGCTTCGATTATAAAATCGACGGTAATTGGAACGGATACAAAAATCATAAACGATCAAGCGATCAATGAGATCCAAGTAATGGGAACTTTCGAGTCGAGACGGAACGTTTTAATCAACGTAAAAGAGTCGTTCGAAAAGATCCAGAAATTTGGGAACGATACAATCGCGCGTCTTCGATACGGGTCGGAACAATTTCTTTCGTCGGTTGTGTTTTATGGTGACGAATTTTATTTGAAGTCCATCGATCAATTGATGGGTGAGTATGAAAAGGCGAAATTGAACGGAGAGCCAGACGAGGAAATCGATTTGATTTATCGACAAATTATCATGTCTAAGTACAAAGGCAACGACGACCGAATCCAAAGGTCTTGGATACTTTTAAATTTGAACCCAGAGCCACACAAAACAGTTGAGCAATCAAGAGAGTTGAAGCAAGACGGATCGTTGAGTCAAGTTGATTTTGTTATTAAGTCAAGATTCAATAACTTCGTGATGCGATTTGAACGCGAACAATCGAATATCCTTGATTTTGGAAGGGAGTTGACATTTGAGGATAAGATCTCGAAGATATACGAAGAGTTTGAGAAGTACGCGAATGAATCAATAAAAAATAGTAAACCAATAATTCAAGAATAATGAAAGCAAACAGAATCGAACAAACAGAGAACGCGGTTTTAAAATGGGGCGTTCCAGTTCCTCAAGAGATCAACGAGATTGAGTCTCATTTGTATCATTTATTAATGGTCCAAAGAGTACACCGTCCAGCTCAGGAGGACTACTTGACAACTTCAAGAATCATTAAATTCGGACAAAAGGATTATTTCGACAAAGTTCAGGGAAAAGGAAAGAAACAAGCGAACTTTTTGAACTTAATCGGATACACAAATGTATTTGTTCTTCATGATCCAACGATCAAAGAACCGATCAAATCAAGCGTACCGAACGCAAAAGAAGCGGCCAAAGCAATAAGAGAAGCGAAGACGATCGAAGAACTTGAGTCGCTTATATTAGAAGGTGAGGACCGTTCAACGGTATTGGAAGCAATCGAAAAGAAACAAACTGAATTAAACACAATAGATTAAGATGGAAGGATTAAACAACGAGGCAATTATCGAGGCATTAACCAACAACGAGGAGTTGAGGGGGCAATTTATGGAGTCATTCCAAACGACTGAATTTGGAAAAACGGCGTTGTCGAATCATGCCGAATCGCATTGGAACAACAAGATCAATCAAACGATCGGAGAGATTCACGGCAAGTACGAACAGGACGTTTTGTCTGTAACTGGACAAGCTAAAACGGAGGGAGTTAAATCTTTCGACTACATGAAAAGCGAACTGGCTCGATTGAAAGCAATCGCAGACACGGCAAATCCTGAATTATTAACGGAGAAGGAGCAAGTTATCGCGGACCTACAAAAGAAACTCGAATCGAATGAAGGCGCTGGACATTATAAAAACCTTTACGACCAATTACAAGGAGAGTCTCAAAATAGGGTTGGAGAATTAACGAGTCAAATTGAGGCGCTTAATTCAAAGATCAAATCTGGAACGATTGACAGAGAATTGAACAAGGTTATGTCTTCACTTGAATTTAACAAGGATCTTCCAAAGTCTTTGGTTGACAACTTT